AGTAATGTTAAGATAAGAGAAATCAGTTGTAGCTGTAACGGTTTTGATAGTGCCGTCTATCCCAAATACTTTTAAGGCATTGTCTTGTATCATTATTATGTATCTAATAACCCCGTCTCTATCTACGAGTTGGGTAAAAGGTCTATTTGTTCCGCCGCTGCCTGTTATAACTTTGCCTAAGTTTTTAAAAGGCGGCCTTTTCTTCAACCCCTCAACAGGGCTTGGCATCGCATTCTTTACTATTTCGGCTTGAGAAGCAAGACGTAAAGCAGCTGGTTGCTGGCTTACACCATTGATCAGGTTTGGGACGGTGCTGCTAATAAGTGGCATGATTAAGACCTGCGTAAAGCAGCAGCAGGCATGTAAGTGTTAACCACGCCAGCATGGTTTGGATTGCCGCCAAGCATACTATGGTCGTTGACTACCGTTTCTTCATTTAAGAACGTAGCTTTTGCTTCTCCTTCTTGCACAAGCAGAATTTTTGTAAGGTCTGCTGCACCAATAACAGCCTCCTGCAACTGCCTACCAGCCTTGATAACGATGTACTGGTGTGCGTGTTCGGGTAGGTCTTCCCATTCCAGCAAGGTCGTAATGTCTGCATATATGTCTGCGTCAAATATGTACGTGTTGTTGTACCGGTCATAAAGCCTACCTCCACGTTGCACAATGTCATATTGCGGATATCGCAACCTGTCAATAACCACCCTTGTCACGTTTGTTCCTACGTTTAAAAAGAAGGTGCTTGTGTTTAGTGCTATCAACTTGTCGCGGTCTGTATTAAAAGACCAGCCTTCGTGTTGCAATTTACGGCTTACGTCATTCAATGCTTCTTCTGCTTGTAACGCCAAACCCAACTGCCCTGCCAAACTGCTAATTGGCGCCTCACCACACATTTGCAGCACCCTGTTGACTGCTTGTAAAAAAGTAAATCTAGCTAATGCCATGAAAAAGGGGCACGTACTTTGTGCCCCCATTCTGCCGTATTAAACCCTGATTTGGATCAGGATACGTCAGTGTGAATTTCGATTGCGCAATCAGGGCGCAAAATGCCGGTGCCGACTGCCATAGAAGCAATCATGAACGTACCTTGCCATAGAGCATGTACGTCACCACCAGTGGATTCCATCTTGAGATCCATCAACTTAACGGTGCCTGCGCACATTGGGTTCCATACCAACGCTACTGACTTGGTGAAGTCAGCATCGTATGAGTTGTTTTCGCCGGTTGCGGCAGTACGGTTGGTAGTTGGCAGGTGGTTTGACTTAATAATGTCAATACCAGCAACTCTCAATACAGTACCGTCAGCATATGCACCTTGACCGCCGAAATCCCTGTTGATAACAGTGGTTTCTTGTACTAACTTGTAGTACTCAGCAGGTGCTAAACAGCAGTAACGCTCACCTTCAGGTAGTGAGTTCTCATCCATTGTCTGGGCTGCTGAGAATAAAGCAGTAGCCAGTTGGGCACCAGTAATTGCAGACTTAGAAGCAGCAATAATCTTGATGCGGGTACCACCAGGAAGATCGGTGTTGAAGTTAGTTGCAGTACGTGCAGCTTTTGCAATAATTGCAGCTACGTTTTTGTCGTAGGTGTATGCAAGTGCATTACCCATCTCCATGCTGAACTGTGAACGCACGTCATAGTGGTTCTTAGCTTCTTCGATGTCTGGCAAGAACACAGAGCTGATCAGCTTGTCGTCAATGTTGACGGTAGCTTCAGCAACCTTTTGAGCATTACCAACAATTTGGGTGCCAGGTGTGTGATACGCAGCAGAGTTCAAACCAATGATTGGGAACTGTGCAGTCTTACCAGATTGAATAGTGCGGACTTTGTGCAGTGCTTCAAAAACAACTGCTTTCTTGAATGCGGTAAGGACTTCGCCAGCCCATACCTTGAGGAACATTGCGTTGTCAGCAGCAAAGCCACCGGCTGACGCATTGTTAATAAAACCTAGCCTCGTGGCTGTAAAATCCGGTGCGGCCATAATAGTGTCCTAAAAGAAACGGGTGTGAGTTGCCCCAAACCTATGTCCTTTGTCACTATTGGGTATCCGTCGCAACGGGCCAATAGCAAAAGTGTTGGTCTAGGTGGTCGAACTATAGCTTAAAAAACGCTTGACCTTCCAAGCTTTGATTGCACTTTCTTCCTATATGCTGCATCGGTTTTGTACTTAGGATCGCCCATTGCTTCTACAACTTGTGCAGAAGATTCAAAAACATCAGCTGCTCCAGCCGATGTGCGGCCACCGTAAAGCTTAGGTTCACGACCTACGTTATTGCTGTACTTTGCGTACATCCCTTCTGCTGCAAGCTTTATCACCGATAGTGGCTGTGTGTTCACTACTTCGTCAAAGGCGTTAATGTCCTCTGGCGTCAAATTAGTAGCAGCCCACTCAACCATTGAGTTGTATTCAGCTTCACCACCAACAGCATTTTTTACGTCTATGACTTGCTGTGCACTCATTTGAGAATCAGCAGCTTGTTGGTATCCAAGCCCTGCTAGGTAGCTGTCTACCATTGCAGTAGAGAAGCCAGCTTTATTTAGTTCCTTGTAATCAGTTTTGGTTAGCTCGCCATTGGTTTGCCAACGTTCGTTCATGTCAGCAAAATCAATATCCGCTTCTTCTAACTTGCCGCCAATAAGATCGCCATAGATTTCTCTTGCGCCCCGTGTCTCAACAACTTCTTCTTCCTCTTCAGTCTCCTCACTGTCGTCTGCTTCTTCTTGTCCTGCACGGTCGCGGCTGAATTGAGATTGTAATTCTTGATAGGCTTTTTCTAATTCAGCAACAGACGTGTACTTGCCTGCTAATAAACCGTCGCCTTGTTCTTGTACGCCTTGCTCTTCAAGCGCGGCCATCATCTCAACATCAGCATCGCTAAATGCTGCAGTTTCGTTGGATCTAATAACTACTGGATCAGGCATGGTGGTGTGTTGATAAAGGTGGGTTAGGAAATAACAATGTTGCCGTCAGCATCTAAATACTTAGCAGGTGGTGCAGAAGCAACAATAACATTACTAGGTCTAAAGAACGGGTTCTCTACTGTGATAACTATCTCAGGGCGGGGCTCGGCTGGTTTTACTGCAGGTCTAGGACTCAAGATCGAGTTCGTCGGGGGGAGCTTCTCCTCCTCCAACGGCAGGGAGCTGGTTAGGGATTCCTCCCTCTGAATACTGCGGGCCATAAGGTGATCCTGGTTGGGTGTAGTTGTTGACAAGGTTGGCTAATGCTGGAGATTGCAGCCCTGCTTGGGCCGCCTCTGTCTGCTTAGCCGACGCTGCTGCTTCATTAGCAGCTGCAGTTTCCTGCTCAAGTTCATCTTTTGTCTTAACTAGATTTGTGGTGTCAATTGACTCACTGTTTGCAAGACGGCGAAGTGCCTCATCTACATTAATGTACTTCTGCAAAACTTCTGGACCTAAAACTTGCCCAACTGTTGTCATAAAATCAATCAGTTTATTGCGATCATCACCGCGACCAATAGCTTCAAGACCTGTTACAGGCTTTGGATTTACTAATGCCTTGCCGCCTTTGCCTTTTGGGAATGGTGGCAACTTGCGTTGCTTACGCATTACGTGCATTAATCGCCTTACTAAAGGCAGTTGTAACTCCTGCGTCAGGATTGAATACAAGCCACCAATACCAGCTTCTAACTCTTGGCTCATAAACCTAATCTCTGCTGCTGTTACCCGTTCGCCTGGGCGTTGAATTGCAGTATTCAACAGGAATGCAAACTGCAACCTGTTCTCTATGCGTTCAATGATGCTGTTAGCAATAGATAGATCCTGTGCTTTTTGGCTTTGTATAACGGTTACGTCTTTTGCATTGCCTTGAATGATTGCACCATTAGGTGCGTTAGCAATAGTTCGTGGCCTAGTTGTGCCGTTAGGGTCAACCAAGAACAGGATCTTAGCTGCTGCTGCACTACCTTCAAGCACCGCTTGGTACAAACCTTCTAGTGCTAACAGGTCACCGTAATATTCTTCAACGTAACCACGTCCATACTCTTCACCGTCAACACGGTTAAAACGTAAAGCAATCCATGGCGATACATCTGCATCACACATGCCGTGAGTGCCAGGTATCTCTTTGCCGTAAGCTTCCTGATACCAGTGGCATTCGTTGTCTTTGTATTCTATGTGCGTGTAAAGTTTGCAAGTTTTGTCATAGCCTGCACCCTTGCTAGTGGAGTCAGTTGTCTTGACGTCATCTAAAAATCCATCTGGCAATATGGATGGATACACTTCTTCCATCACTGCAATCTCGCCAACATGACCCATAGGATCACGGCTTAACGCATAGGAATTAAGGTGTATAACTCGGAAGCCATCTTCGGCTACATATAGCAATACGTTGCCACCTACAAGTAGATGCTTAAACGCTGCGTGCGTGGAGGCACGGCCATTAGCCGTCTCCATTGCTGACATAATTGCGTGCTCAACATTGACAAGTGCGCTATCAAATGCTGCCTTAATTTGAGGCCCGTTTTCTGTGGCGCGTAGGACGAGATCATCGATCTCCAGCTTGAAGAATGCAGCGTTAGGCGGGAACAGGGTGATCAGTAACTTACTGGCCAAGTAGTTAACG